TGCTCGACATGTACCAAAAGGCAAAACGCGATGGATGAGAAAAAGCAAACGCCGATCCTCGACGCGATAGAAACCTTGAACGCGGCGGGCGGCATGTGCGGCTTTCGCGCCGGCGAAATGGCGATATTGTCGGACGAGCTCTTTGATCGCATGGTTGTCGAGCTCTCCTATCGCGGCGAGATCGCGCGCACGCGGGCGATGCTCGGGCCCGGCGGCGTGCAATTCCTGGCGATTGACATGCCGCATGTCCGCGTCTATCGGCCGGTGAGCCACGAGGAGTATGAGCGTGTCATTAGCGCCGGCGAATCTTGACGGCGCGCCGATCAAGTTTTTTTTGGTCGACCGCAATCGCAACGGCCGGTGGACTGTGGTGCTTGAGCTCGTCGGTTGCAAGCCGGTGCAAGCGGAGATATTGGATTGCCGGCCGGAGACGATCAAGCTCGTTTACGAGCTCTGCTATAGCACCGCCGTCAAGCATCTAGCCAAGGCGATGCGCGAGATACCGACCATTGAGCAGAAAGTGCAATAGGAGAACACACCATGCCACCCGATCCCTCACCCGCAGCGGCGGCCCTAGCGGCCGCAGCGCCGGCGCCAGCGGCGCCAGGTACACCAACCCCCGGCGCGCCGGCGCCAGGCGCGCCAGCGGCCAGCAACGAGCCTTATTTCGCGACCTGGGAGCCCGAGCTCAAAGAGGTTGGAACCAAATTTCCCGGCGGGCCCCAGGAGGTTGCGCGCGCCTACCTCAACGCGCAAAAGCTCCTCGGTGCCGACAAGGTTGCGTGGCCGGCAGACGGCAACCCCGAGGGCATGAAACCGATTTACAAGCGGCTCGGCGTGCCCGATGCACCGACCGGCTATGATTTCAAGGCCGGCGGCGAAAAGGATAAGCCGTTTGTGGAATGGGCCGCGCAAACGATGCTCGCAAACAACATTCCGAAGTCTGCCGGCGCCGGGCTGTTCAAAGCTTTCAACGAATATGGGCAGAAAGTGCAAGCCGATCAAATCGCGCAACGTGACGCGACTTGGCGCACCGATGCCGAGACGTTGCGCGGCGAATGGGGCGCGGCGTTTGCCGATCGCGTTGCCGCAAAGGACATTGCGCTACACCATTTCAAGCTCGATGACGCGAAGTTTGACAAGCTTTGCGAGGCCTGGGGCCTGGGCGCGGCAACGCGATTCATGGCCGAGCTCGGCAAGCCGTTGCTTGAATCGCGCATCAAGACCGGCGACCCGGCCTCACCGGGCGCCTCGGCGATGACGGCCGAGGAGGCCAAGGCGGCGCGGCTTGCCAAGGCGCGCGATCCCGATTGGATGCGCAAAAAGGATATTCCCGGCACGCCCGAGCGGCTTGAGTATGAAACGTACCAGGCCAATGAGGCCGGCATGTCACATGCGCAATGGAGAGCGCAAGTGAATCGCGGGCCGATACTCTCATAGCGTTTTTGCCATTTGGCAATACGACGGCGCGCAATTTGGCGCCGTTTGTTTTAGTGTTCGCGAGCGGACACCCGAGCTCACCCGGCCCGCTGCATGAGCAAAGAGCTCCGCGCGATCGGCGCGCAATCCGGTAAGTAGTTGGCCCCGGCCAGCGGACACGGCGCGCACCGCGCCCCCGCGATGCAGGACACGCCCTACGAGAACCGTAGTTTTTTCGTTCTCTTTGGGAGCAAACCGTGTCCTGGCAAATCAACACCGCATTTGTCCAGACGTACAAGACAAATGTAGAAATGCTATTGCAGCAAATGGGGGGCAAGCTCTCCGATTGCGTGACGCGCGACCGCTACGTTGGCAAAGCGGCCTCCGTGGTCGAGCAATTCGGCCGAGTTACCGCCGTCAAAAACATGGCGCGCAATTCCGACACGCCGCTCACAAGCGTTCCGCAAGATCGCCGGTGGGTTTACCCCTCGGATTACGATGCCTCCGAGCTCATCGACCAACAAGACCGTTTGCGCTTGCTCGCCGATGTGAATAGCGGCTTTACGCAATCCATCGTCGCCGCGATGCGCCGGGCCCAGGATGAGGAAATTTTGCTGGCGTTTTTCCGTTCCGCGCAAACCGGCGAGAATGGCACGACGCCCACCGCATTTCCTGGCACCCAGGTTGTTGCGGCAACGGTTGGCGGCGGCGGCCCGAGCGTAGGCATGAACCTGGCGAAGCTTCGCGCGGCAAAGAAACTGCTGATCGCCGCGAGCGTGGACGTGGAGAATGATCCGCTCTACGTCGCGATGACCTCGGCCGATCACGACGGCATGTTGACCGAGACGCAAGCGGTTTCGCTCGACTATAACGACAAGCCCGTTTTGGTCGACGGCATGATTACAAAATTCATGGGCTTTAACTTCAAGCTCATCGAATTTATTTCGCAACCCGATTACCCGCAAGCGCAACCGATCATCGGCCTCGCAACGCGGCAAGTGCCGGTTTGGGCCAAATCGGGCATGCACCTCGGGACGTGGAATGACCTGGGAATATCGGTCGACCAACGCCCCGACAAACGCAACTCAACGCAAATCTATGCGACCGAGACGATTGGGGCCACGCGGCTCCAAGAGAACAAGGTTGTGCAGATTCTTTGCGTCTAAGGGGCCGACCATGACAAACTTTTTTTCCGTCGAATTGGCCGGCATCGCGTCTTTGCCTGTCGTCAAAGTAAATTCGGCCGCCTACGCCGCGCCGCTTCGCCGCTATCGCGCCACCGTCTTGCTGGCCGCGCAAAACATCGGCGATAACATTTATGTCGCGTTTCTGCCGGCCGGCGACGACTTCGCGTTTGGCGTGCTCTATTCGAGCGTTTCGCTCGGCACCTCGACCATTGCAATCGGTATCACCGGCCAGAACGGCAAGTACCGGGCCGCGTCTGTGTTTGTCGCGGTCGACATTCCTACGCCGTTCGGCACCACCGCGCAAAACATCGCGCCGACGCTGGCGGTTGAGGATCAAGTCTTTATCAGCATTGGCGCCGCCGCGCTTCCAGCCTCCGGCAACCTGTCCGTGGAGCATTACTGTTCGCGGCCGTAGCCTGGATCACTCCTCTCGCGGCAACCATCGGGCCGGCCGGGAAACCCGCCGGCCCATTTTTCTAGGAGCAGCACCATGGCAACCCGCCGTTACTCCATTAACCCAGGCGATCTACCGGGCCCCGTTACCGAAAACGCCGGCATCGCCACCGTCAACAAATCCGTTGAGGTCACGGTTGACCTCGCGGCCGTGAGCAGCAAAAACGATGTTCTTGTTGCGTTGACCAAAATTTCGGATTGGATCACCCAAGGCAATTGGCCGCCAGCGTAGGAGGTACCGCATGGCCGCCCCGGTCGACATTGCAAACCGCGCATTGGTTTTGCTCGGCGAGAAACGCATTACCTCGCTCGATGATGGGACCAAGGGCGCGGCTACTTGTAAATCGCAACTAGAGCACACCCGCAAGGCCGAGCTCCGTGGGCACCGATGGAGCTTTGCGTTGCGCCGCGCGCGCCTGGCCGCGTCAACGGTGGTGCCGGCGTTTGAATTTCAATACTCCTACCCGTTCCCGGTCGAGCTCGTGCGCCTGGATTTTGTTGGCGATATTTTTGTGGGCTATTCCTCGACCAACTATCGGAGCTATCCCGAGGCGCCGTTTGCGCTTGAGGGCCGCAACATCATTACCAACCTGGCGCCGCCGCTGAATATTCGCTTTGGCGTTGACGTTGAGGATTCAACGCAATTCGACGCGCTCTTTGTCGACGCGCTCGCGCACCGGCTCGCCGTCGACGTTTGCATGTCAATGACCAACTCAACCTCGAAAAAACAATTGATCGGCGCCGCCTATGCGGCCGTCATTTCGAGCGCCGTCGCTGTCAACGCGATCGAGCGCCCGCCCGACGTTATCGCCGATGACACCTGGGTTTTGGCGAGGCTGTAGGCCGTGGCGCGTCAAGACCCCGCGCTAACCTCGTTCAATGGGGGCGAGCTCTCACCCTGGTTGCGCGGGCGTTTCGACGTTGCGAAATACGCCCAGGGCGCCGAGCGGCTTTTCAACATGATCGCGCGCGTGCAAGGGCCGGCCGTGCGCCGGCCGGGCACGATCTACATTGGGCAATCGGGCAGTAGCGGCGGCATGCACGCGATCGGCTTTGAGGCAAACACCGGCTCCAATACGCTAATCGAGGTGGCGCCCAATTACATGCGCTTTTGGGACGGCGGCACGCGGCAAAGCATCCGAAACAACGGAGGAGCTTGGGCACCTGGCCCGATCACCTTGGGCGCCTACGCGCAACTGGCAACGCCCTGGGCCACGCTCTATAACGCGGCCGATGCAACCCCGCTCCTGCAACATGCGCAGAGCAATGATGTTATGTGGATTGTGCACCCGAGCGCGATGCCGCAAAAGCTCACGCGCATTGCGGCCTATCAATTCGCGCTCGCCAACATGGGCGACGGCGTAAATATCCCGGTCCCGTTCAAAGACACAAACCCAAACACAACCATCGTTATCACGGCGAGCGCCACCGGCGGCGTTATCACGCTCACCGCGAGCGCGCCCTATTTCACGGCCGCCATGGTCGGAGAGTATTTCTATCTTGAGCAACCCAACACCGACACGATACTACCTTGGGAAACCAACAAGACAATCGCGATCAACGATCGGCGCAAGAGCGACGGCAAAAACTATATCGCTGGCACCGCCGGCACGACCGGCACCGTCAAGCCGACACATACGACCGGGAGCAAAAACGACGGCGGCGTGGTATGGACGTTTTTCGACGATGGTTATGGCGTTGTCGGCATCAACGTCTTTAACTCCGCGACCAGTGTAACG